AAAAGAGCTAAAATAGAACCTCCAAGACCTAATTCATTTGATTTAGATTTGAATTTTGTTTCTGGTAATACCCAACTTAATGAAATTTTTAGATATACTGCGGATTTAAATGTTGGTATAACAGACAATGTATCTTCATATTCTGTTACAATTAATGGGAACTATGTTGGTGATGATTTAACTACTATACAAATAACTAATGGTGATACGTTTTCAATAAGTGTTGTAAAAATTGATAACACTAAAAGTGCCACTATAAAAACAAACGCGGTTCTAATTTAGTTATTCTCCATAAATATCTTTTTGTTTTGTACAGTTTTTTATAATTAACCTTTCTAAAAATTTATAAAGTTTCAAACCGTTTTCTTCACAGTATTTTTTTAGTATATCATGAGTTTCTTCTGAAATCTTTATATTTTTAATTTTTTTCATAAATATAAATATTTTATAAGGTGGAAAAAAGGAAGAATTTTTTCATACAAACCCTTGTATAATATTTTTTAAGTCAGTTTTTTGCATTTTTTTGTTGTATTTATATATAAAATAAATCTTTAATTAAGCAATAAAAATGGCATCTACTACAAAAGTATTCGTTTCTCCTGGTGTATACACTTCGGAAAGAGACTTAACTTTCGTTGCACAAAGCGTTGGTGTAACAACATTAGGGTTAGTTGGTGAGACATTACAAGGTCCAGCTTTCGAACCAATTTTTATTACAAATTTTGATGAGTACCAAGTTTACTTTGGTGGTACTAGTCCTGAAAAATTTGTTAATACTCAAATTCCAAAATACGAATTAGCATATATTGCTAAATCTTATTTACAACAATCTAATCAATTATTTGTTACAAGAGTTCTTGGTTTATCGGGTTACGATGCGGGTCCGTCTTGGTCAATAGTAACAGCAGGTAATGTAGATTTTAGTACGGTAGCAGTTACAGGAACATCAGGACCACACTTAGTTTTCTTTACAGGAACAACAGGAAATAGTGCTAGTGTAACCATCACATCAATTAGTTCTTTACCTAGTGGTATACAAAGTAATTTTTATAATCCATACACTACATTTAATGGTGGAACATCTACTTTATCTGAAGATTTTAAACAATCTATTTCATCACAAATAAATTTATTTTCAACCGCATCTGCATTATCAGGTAAAACTTCTTATTTTTGGGGATCGGTTAGTGCATCTACAATAAATTCAGTAACAGGTTCACCTTATAATACTACTGCATTTACTGAAACATTTGGTGTTGGTAATATAAACCAAGCATTGACTAACTTAACTTCAACAACAAATGACCCTTGGTATTACGCATTATTTAACTATAACCAAGGTAATAATGATATTAATTCATATATTGGTTATGGATTTGGTGCATCACTATCTTCAATTTCAGCGATAACTTCTTCAGTATATTCAGGTTCAATGGCCGTTTTTACAACAAGTTATTCAGGTAGTCCATTTACGGAATACGATGATTTAATTGTTGCAACACTTAGATCGAGAGGTATAACAAACTATTCATCCACACAAAATGGACCAAAATTTCAAATTTCAGGAACTTCTCAAGTTACAATAAACTGTTCAGGAAGTTATTCTGGTGTGACTAAAAATCCATATGAAACTTTTGCAATATCAGGTATTACAAATGACGGAGATTTATTTAGTTTTGAGACATCTCTTTCTTCAACGGACCCTCAATATCTTTCTAAAGTACTTGGAAGAAGTAACTTTGGTAAGGACAGAACGGAAGTTCCATTATTTGTAGAAGAAGTTTACTCAAGTTTATTACAAACAGGATATAGAAATGGTAAAATTAGAGGTATTTACTGCGACTTAGTAAGTTTACCTGGTGTGACCGACACAACTAATTTTGATTATAACGATTCAATTGCGTTTTATTTAGAACAATACCAAACACCAGAAACCCCTTATATGGTTTCAGAACTTAGAGGTAACAAAGTTTATAAATTATTTAAGTTCAAATTAATTTCTGATGGTAATGCTGCTAACAGACTTGTTAAAATGTCTATTGGAAACATTTCATTCGCTAATGGTACATTTGACGTATTCATAAGAGACTTCTACGACAATGACCAAAATGTGAGAGTTATTGAAAGTTTCACTAACTGTTCAATGGATCCAAATCAAAACAATTATGTAGCAAATAAGATTGGTACATCAAACGGAGAATACCAAGTTAAATCTAAATACGTAATGTTGGAAATGAGTGATGAAGCACCAACAGATGCTCTTCCTTGTGGATTTGAAGGTTACGTTACAAGAGAATATGCAACAGCAACACCACCTTTTATGGTATATAAAACAAGATACCTACAACCTGGTGATGTTATTTATAACCCTCCTTTTGGTTCTTCTTCAGGTGGGGATAATCCAGTAATTTCTAATGGTGAAAATCCAAGAAGGGCGTATTTAGGTATTTCAAACATTACGGGAATTGACTACGACTTCTTTGAATACAAAGGAAAACAAATTCCAGCAAACTTAGCCACAGATACTACCGGACCTTCTTGGGGTTATAAAACAAAAGGTTTCCACATGGATAGTGGAGCAACCATTGTTACTATGTATAATGTTTTAACATCAGCAACAACACAAGCATTTGAAGTGGGGGCCGGTAATTTCCGTTCTGAACCTGAAGATATTGATAATCCATACTACAGATTGAATACACGTAAGTTTACGTTATATCCTTACGGTGGTTTTGACGGATGGGATATATATAGAGAATCAAGAACAAATGGTGACACATACCAATTAGGTCAGGCTGGATTCAAAAGAGGAGCAGCATCGTCGGTTACATACCCAACAGCAACAGGATGGGGAGCGTTTAAACAAATTACAGGACCTAACCAAGAAACTTGGGCGAATACTGACTATTACGCTTACAAATGGGGTCAAGCATCATTTGCTAATCCTGAGTCAGTAAATATTAATGTATTTGCAACTCCTGGTATTGATTATGTTAATAACTCAAACTTAGTTGAAGATGCTATTGATATGATTGAAACAGATAGAGCAGATTCAATTTACATTTGTACCACACCGGATTTCAATCTTTTCTTACCATCATACAATGATATTGAAGAAGGTTTGATATACCCTCAAGAGTCTGTTGATAATTTAGAAAATACAGGAATTGATTCTAACTATACAGCCACTTATTACCCTTGGGTATTAACTAGAGATTCTGTTAACAACACTCAAATTTATATTCCTGCAACTGCTGAAGTAACTAAAAACTTGGCGTTAACTGATAACATCGCATTCCCTTGGTTCGCTTCTGCGGGTTACACAAGAGGTTTGGTAAGTGCAATTAAAGCACGTAAGAAGTTAACTCAAGAAGATAGAGATACTTTATATAAAGGAAGAATCAACCCAATTGCTACTTTCTCTGATGTTGGTACAGTTATTTGGGGTAACAAAACACTTCAGGTTAAAGAATCTGCACTAGACAGAATCAACGTAAGAAGATTGTTATTACAAGCAAGAAAACTTATTTCAGCTGTGGCCGTGAGATTATTGTTTGAACAAAATGATGATAAAGTTAGACAAGATTTCTTAGACTCAGTGAACCCAATTTTGGATTCAATCAGAAGAGATAGAGGTCTTATTGACTTTAGGGTAACAGTTTCAAATACTCCTGAAGATTTAGATTCAAATACTCTAACAGGTAAAATTTTCTTAAAACCTACAAGAGCGTTAGAATATATCGACATCGAGTTTGTAATTACACCAACAGGAGCATCTTTTGATGATGTATAATTAAAAAACAAAAATAAAACAATGGGGAGTAGAAATATTCCCCATTTGTATATTTATAAGAAAAATAGTTATGAAAATTCAAAAAAAATTAATCAAAGAAAGTGTGGGAATACAGAAAGTTTAACCAAAAACTTATTCACAAAAAAAACAAAATATTATTTTAACTGAATCTCAATTAGAGAAGTTATTAACAATGATTAATAGAAAATGAAATATACAAAATACGTTTACGATTATCTAAAAAAGAAAAATCTAAATGAGGGTTTTGATGAAGAAGGAAGACCTGACTTTAAATACTATGCTTTTGATTGGGATGATAATATTGCTTTTATGCCAACTAAAATCATTTTGATGAGTGAAAATGAAGAAGAAGTACCTATGTCTACTGAGGAGTTTGCCGAACATAGACACGAAATTGGGGTTGAACCTTTTAGTTTTAAGGGGACCACTATTGTTGGATATGCTCCAGATCCATTTAGAAATTTTGGAGTACAGGGAGATAAGAAGTTTATAATAGACTCAATGGTTGCGAGTCCCGGACCTTCGTGGAATGACTTTGTAGAATGTCTTAACGGTGGGTCAGTATTTGCGATTATCACGGCAAGAGGACATAATCCTGAGACATTAAAAGAAGCTTGTTTAAATTATATACTTTCAAATCACAATGGGATAAACTCAACCACATTAGTGGAGAATTTAAAAAAATATAGAAACTTAGATAAACACGATATGTTTGAAAATGTTCGTGATTTAGAATTTAGTGATAAGGATTTAATTATGGAATATTTAGATATGTGTAAATTCCATCCGGTATCTTTTGGTGCTGGTAGCGCATCAAACCCTGAACAAGGAAAGATTGACGCGATGAGAAAATTTATTGCATACTGTAAAGATATGGTTGATGATATTGTAAAAACTTTAGGGATAAGATATCAGGCGGTATTTAAAAACGATGTATTAGATAATGAATCATTTATGGAAGCAATGAATAGTTCTTTTAAAGAAAGAAGGATCAGACCAAATATTGGTTTTTCAGACGACGATCCAAAAAATGTAGAAAAGATGAAAGAATTTTTAGATCAAGAATATCCAGAAGAAAATCCAGTTAATGTATATTTAACTAAAGGAGGAAAAAAAGAAATGCAATAATTAAATATAATGCATTTATAATGAATATATATTTTAAAAATAATTAGAAGTAAATAGAAAAAAAATAATAAACTAATATTTATATAATAAATAAAACAAAAAAACTAAAACAACATGGCTGATTTATTAATGAAAATGCCTTTTCAGTATGAACCTAAAAAAACCAACAGGTTTATTATAAGTTTCCCTTCATCTTTGGGGATTAATTCTTGGTACGTAGAAAAAGCATCTAGACCTTCAATTAAAATAGACACAAAAGAGATTAAATTTTTGAACACACAAACATATGTTGCCAACAGTTTTAACTGGGAAGCTATTACTGTTTCATTAAGAGACCCTATCGGTCCATCTGCAGCACAAGCGGCAATGGAGTGGGTTCGTTTACATGCCGAATCAGTAACAGGACGTATGGGTTATGCTGCGGGATACAAAAAAGACGTTGATTTAGAAATGTTAGACCCAACAGGTGTTGCTGTTGAAAAGTGGATTTTACAAGGGTGTAGTATTACTGAAGCTAAATTTGGTGAAGTTAACTACACTTCAGCTGAAATTATGAAAGTTGATTTAACACTTCAACCTGATCGTTGTATTTTAGTTTACTAATATTTTTTTCATATTTTTATTTTAAACCCATCTTTATTAGGTGGGTTTTTTATTTACTATAACTTTATACCACATATTTTTATAATAAAAAAACTATGGATAGTGCTCAAGAATACGGACAACAACAATTTAATTTACCACATGACGTGGTTAAGTTACCCTCAAAAGGAATATTTTATACACCAAAAAAAGAATCATTAAAAGTTGGGTACTTAACGGCGTCTGATGAAAACATTTTAATGTCTGTTAATAACTCAAAAGACGGTCTTATTAAAACACTATTGAGAAATAAAATATATGAACCTGGATTTAATATTGGTCAAATGATTAATGTTGATGTCCAAGCCGTATTAATTTTTTTAAGAAACACCGCTTTTGGTTCTGAATATGATTTTTCAGTAATGGATCCCGTAACTAAAATACCATTTGATACAACTATTTTACTTGATGAAATTAATTATTTAACTTCCAAAAATTCACCAGACGATGAAGGGTTATTTTCTTATGAACTTCCTAAGAGTAAAAAAAGAGTTAAACTTAAACTTCTAACAATGGAGGAAGAAACTGAAATCGATAGAACTGTAGAACAATACCCTAAAGGAATGGTTGCTCCAATTATCACCAAAAGATTAGAGAAACAAATAGTTGAATTAGAAGGTAATAGAGATAAAGGAGTAATTTCAACTTTTATTAATCAAATGCCTATTTTAGATTCTAAAAGTTTAAGAACATTTCTAAAAGATTGTGAACCACAATTAGATTTAGATAGAAAAGTAATCGCCCCGTCAGGAGAAGAGGTCACCATTAGTGTGTCCTTTGGGGTTGAGTTTTTTCGGCCTTTCTTCCAATCATAAAAAAAATTTATTAGACGAAATTTATTATCTTACAAAATTTGCAAATTTTTCATATTCAGACTTAATGTCTATGCCTTCTTTTGAAAGAAGGTTCTTCATGGACAAACTAATTGAGGAATATGAAAAAAAGGATTAGTAACCTATTTATAAAATAAAACTATGATGATGTGGTTATTTCAAGATCCGGCAATCTCCGATGAATTTTCTGCGGAAGGTTTTAAATTATATTCGGAGGCAATTAAAAATCTTTATACAGCAGCAAAAGAGTCCGCAATACCTGAAACAAACATTGAAATTCTTACAGGTATGGAATCTAAAGCTAAAGTTTTACAAAGAACTATATCGGGTATTGCTTTAGAACCTGCAAATGCTGAAAAATTTAGAGAAAAATTAGAAGGAATTTATTTTGGGACCGGTAACATTAACAGCGGTGTTTTAGCAATTGGTGGTTCATTTAAAGATATTACTGAAACTATTGCTGGTTTATCGGATGCTTTAGATAGAGTTGTTGAACCAAACGCAAAAGT